AGCACGATTCCAAAAAACCAACATTGAACAACTCAAAGAGTATATGACCGAACAAGGGATGAACGACATCGCAGAGAACTGGTTAAACCATTACGAAGCAAACGGATGGATGGTAGGCAAAGTCAAGATGAAGGACTGGAAAGCATCCGTTAGGACTTGGAAAACAAATAATTTGAAAGTCACAACAAACAAACCTAAACTTGCAACACTATGAGCAACGAACGATTAATAATTAGCAACATCCTTTACCACAACGATAAGCGTCATTACTTGCCCCGAATAAACTTGAATTGGTTTGAAGATAGTTTGTGCAAGAAAATTGTTGGTGTAATTACGCAGATGTATTTGAACAACGAAGCCATTGACTATCTCACATTGATTCCGCATTTTGAACGCAAGGAATTGATTGATGTCATCACGCTACAGCAAAATGCAAGTGACATTGATTTGCGTACACACTTACTGACTTTGGAATACAACTACATCAAACGGAATTTAGTTGATAGGTTAACCCATTTGGACTTATCAAACGAGTTGCCTGATATGGTCAAGGACATTCAAAGCATTTTGGAAGAGACCACATTCTCAACACACAAAGAACCGGAGTCCATTGTGAAGGTGACAAACAAGGTTGTGGATCACATCGTGGAGAATAGTTTGAATGGTGGTGCGTTGACAGGCAAACAAACTGGGTGGCGTTATCTTGACAAGTACATTGGTGGTTACAATGAAGGGGATTTGATTGTCATTGCTGGGAGACCGGGTATGGGTAAAACTGCAATCGCTCTCACACTCACAAAGGATTTTGCAAAGTACAATTACAAAGCTTTGTTCCTGTCTCTTGAGATGAGCAATGACCAACTTGCCAAACGATATATTTCATTGATTGGTGACATAGAGAATTGGAAGATACGAAACGGCAGATTGCAACAAATAGAAATTGACAAAGTCATTAACTCTGCAAACAACCAAACAATTGAGTTCTACATTGACGATGATGTTGACACATCCATCGCACAAATCAAAGCAAAGGCGAAGTTGCACAAATCACGCAAAGGACTTGACCTATTGGTGATTGATTACATCCAGTTAGTGAAAGGAACAAAGGCAAATCGTGAACAAGAGATTGCAGAAATCTCAAGAGGTTTGAAACTACTTGCAAAGGAGTTAAAGATGACGGTGATAGTCCTTGCCCAATTATCACGCAAAAGCGAAGAGAGAGCAGATAAACGACCTTTATTGAGTGACTTGAGGGAGTCAGGTGCAATTGAGCAAGATGCCGACATCGTGATGTTTCCATTCCGACCAAGTTACTATGAGCAAGAGAAACCTGAAGTTGAAGATGCAGAGTTGATTATCGCAAAGAATCGCAACGGAGAGTGTTGCACCATCCCCACAACCTTCACAGGAAGTCGGACAATGTACGAGGAGAAGTTATGAGACACGGTTCTTTGTTCAGCGGAATAGGTGGGTTTGATCTCGCTGCCGAATGGATGGGATGGGAGAATGTATTCCATTGTGAATGGATGGAATTCCCACGAAAAGTATTGGACTATCACTTTCCAAATGCGGATAGTCACATTGATATATGTAAAACTGATTTCACAAAATATGCAAACACAATTGATATTCTTACCGGTGGATTCCCTTGCCAACCGTTTTCATCATCAGGAAAAAAGAAAGGTACGGAAGATGAACGCTACTTGTGGGGCGAGATGCTTAGAGCAATACAAGAAATTAAACCGAGATTCGTCATTGCTGAAAATGTTTTTGGTATCACGCATATTGATGGCGGATTGGTATTCGAGCAAGTGTGCCTTGACTTGGAAACTGAAGGGTACGAAGTACAGCCGTTTATTATTCCAGCTGCAGCCAAAAACGCACCGCACCGAAGAGACCGATGCTGGTTCATTGGAATTTATACCCACCCCACAAGCTACGGACTACCGCGACAAAACAACAAGCAAGAGTTGGCAATTAAAAGGGGGAGTAAATTTCAGTTTGGGAAACCCGGAAATCAGAGCATTGCTACCAACACCAATGGTATCAGATTGGAGAGGGTCAAAAGTAAAACGCAAATCCAACAGCCAATTGACGGAAACACTTGGCATATCTTCCCAACTCAATCCCCGATTTGTGGCGGAGATGATGGGCTTCCCACCAAACTGGACGGAATTACCTTTTCTAAGTGGAGAAACGAATCCATCAAAGGATACGGCAACGCCATAGTTCCACAAATCGCTCATCAACTATTCCAAATTATCAACGACCTATGAACCAATACCAAGTAACCCACAACCTGAAGCAAGAGATACGCAGATTAAGATTGACCATTCAGCAACTTCACACATCACACGCACAAGAGGTCAAGAGATTGAAGAACGAAATACTCCGACCACGCTGCGACATTAACGACATAGAAGCGGACTGGACGGATGCAATGCGAGTGGCTTGTCAAGTTTACGATGTCACACCTGACCAAATTGTTTCTCACAACCGCAGACAACACATCTCCTATGCACGGCATCTATTTTGCTATTTATGTAGGAAGCATTTGAAGATGACCTTCGCTGGTGTTGGCAACATCCTTCATCGGGATCACTCATCCATCATTAACTCCGTCAATGTTTACACCGACCTAATCCAATATGACCGAATCACCAGTCAACATTATACGAAAGCATTTGCCCTATTGGGTGATTACTTGCAAGAAAGGACTCACGCAGAGCATCTCCATATACAAGACGGAGGAGGAGTTGTTGAGGTGTAAGAAAAAATACGAAAAAGATGGTTATCTTTGCATTATTGAAAAGAAAATTTGAACAAAGCCGACATCATATTGGAACTTTCCAAAGCTGATTGGCTCACCCAAGCAACAAGGAATATCGCCAAAGACCGAGAGTTGGCAAGGGAGTTGTATCAATTTTACTTTTTGACTTTACTTGAGAAACCTGATGAGCAAATTGAAAAAATATACAGGGACGGATACATCCAGTTTTGGTCAATCCGTCTCCTTTATTTGGCTATCAACGGCAACCGGCATCCCTTCGGCAACTCTCGCATATATGACCAGTACGATGTCTATGAGCTTGACTTCGCTGAAGAACCTGACCTACTCCTTGAGAGAGAGGAAGAAGAAACAATTGAACTTGAACGAATCAACAAAATAAACCAAGTCACCGAGTCAGCATATTTTTATGAGAAGGAACTATTCAAGATGTGGTGTTCAGGAATGTCTGCAAGGGCAATCCATAGAAAGACCGACATCTCCGTCCGTGAAGTGTTGAGGGTGGTGAAACTAATGAAAGAACGATGCACACAGAAATAATTGGAATTGCTTGTTTGGCAATCATCATTGTCAACTTCGGCAAACCAGCCGACCTACTGAAACGCTATCTCTACGGAAACGAATACCATAAATGGAAGCGAATGAAACCACTTGATTGTGCTTTCTGCCTGTCTTGGTGGTTGGGATTGTCCTTCTTTTTGTACACATATGGTTGGGTGGGGATACTTTACGCATCCATCGCCACCGTGATTGTCGCACTCCTTGAAACTAAACTATGAGTCCACAAGAAAAAGCGAAAGAACTGGTAGACCTATTCACGGTAATTGGGTTGCAACAACGAAACGAGGGGATTCAATGTGCCATACTTTCCGTTGACAAAATACTTGAAGTCCTATCGTCCAAGTCCGTGAGCAATGAGTTTTGGATTATGTACTATGAACAAGTTAAAAAAGAAATTGAACGATTATGACACCAAAAGAAAAAGCAAAAGAATTAATACGACAATTTTATTCAGTCGGTGCTATTGAATGCAAACAATGTGCATTGATTGCGGTTGATGAGATTTTATATGCTTATCCACATACATATGAAATGGAAAAACTATCTACAAAGGCTGGAGAAGACATTTACATCACAATGAATGTCAGGTCAAACATTGGATATTGGAACGAAGTAAAACAAGAAATAGAAAAACTATGAGCAATATAGAATTCATCCTATCTCTTCAACCACTCTTTGACAAGTGGAAGCAAACCCAAGTGTTCCAACCAACTGGAGAACAAGCAAACAAACTAAACGCAGTCCATCGTGAAATCTTTGGACGCAACTTGCCGAACTGCTCTACCTGTGTGACGGAAGCATTGCACTCACTTTTGATATGGGCAAACCAACAACAAGATGCACTCACCAAAGCACAACTTGCGGACGATGAGCAGAAACCAAAACGCAGAAGAAAAAATGAAAGCAACGATTGAGTTCAATCTCCCTGAAGAACAAGAGGAGTTTGAAGATGCAACAAACGGATGGAAGTGGGGACACGCTATGTGGCAACTGGATCAATTCTTGAGGACAAAGGTCAAGTACGCACCTGATGACGCATCCGAAGAATCCATCAACGCCTATCAAGACGCAAGAGATGCACTCCATCGCATATTGAGTGAAGAGAATTTGGAAATGAGATGAACGCATTCAACGGGACAATGACGGACAAGGAATGCTTTGACCACGAGTTGAGCATCGGAGTTGATTTGGACAATCAAACTTACACGGAACTATTTAAGTCAACCGCAAAGGAGATATTGGAAATCACTGGAGCAAAGACCTTCCTTGATTGTGGAGGTGGAGTCGGAGCATACACTCAAGCAATGTTGGAACACAATGTGGAATGCACCTATGTTGACCTATCCAAAATACACGGAGAGTATGTCACACGCAAAATCACAAGAAACGACAACTCAACCCTTCAAGTATTCATCAAGGACTTCACCACCCAACAATGGAAAACATTTGATTTGGTAGCGTCTATTGAAGTAATGGAGCATATACCTGACGAGAAGCTCATCCCATTTCTCACCAACTTAAAATGTAAATACTTTCACTTCTCCAGCACACCCCACAAGACAGACTTTGACGAGAAGTGGGGACACATAAACATCAAGAGCGAAGAAGAATGGGTTCAACTATTTGAGAACTGCGGATTCAAGTTTGACCGTGCAATCTCACTCCCGACATCTTGGTCATTACTATTTACCAAATGAAGAAACACACTTTGACCTACCTAAATCACTTCGGCTATGACATAAGTGACTTCATCCCTTGCGAGGTATGTGGGACAACTGCGGTTGACATCCATCATATTGAAGCAAGAGGAATGGGAGGGAGCAAGGAAGCCGACAACATAGAAAATCTCCAAGCATTGTGCCGTGCCTGTCACACCAAGTTTGGGGATCAAAAGCAATTCAAGGAGTTCTTGAAATGCAAACACGCAGAGAAACTACAACGATGAAACAATTCAAAAACTTTCCGCAATACGCAATGGATGTCAATGGTGATGTCTATCGCTTAAACAAAAACGGACTTCGTAAAATTGAAGGGCAAAAAGATACCAAAGGATATATTCAAATTTGCCTGTATTTAGACGGCAAGAGATATTTCAAAATGCACCATAGGTTAATTGCTGAAGAGTTCATTCCAAATCCCTTGAACAAATCGCAAATTAATCACATCAACGGAATCAAAACTGACAACCGCATTTGTAATCTTGAGTGGGTGACTCCTAAAGAAAATGTCCGTCACGCAATTGACAACAACCTTTGGCATAGAAGCAAATTAATTCGGGGATAATTCGGGACAATGGCAACACAAGAGAAGCAACCACACGGAGGAAGTTTGACAAGACCGGAGAAAGGAGAAGTCCTAAATCCGCACGGCAGACCAAAGAAATTGATTACACAACTCAAGGAGATTGGGTATCACAAGAGTCAAGTTGAGGACACCGTTAACACGATGCTCACGATGTCACGCAAAGACCTTGAGAAGATTGACAAGGGAGATGAGTTCACCATCCTTGAGAGAATCATTGCTGGTGCTTTGTTGAAATCGCACGACAAGAACTCACTCTTCAACTTGGAGATGTTACTCACACGCTCACAGGGCAAACCAAAAGAAACAATTGACCAAACAATAGAATCCAAGAATTTCACAATAACTTTGAATTTAGACAATGACAACTTATCTCGGTAACGGATGGGAGAATGAGTACGGACTCAACCTATCAATCAACATCAACAAATTAAACGAAGCCATCAAGAGTGGTGAACTGGTAGTCAACCAATACGGTGATGTCCGTGTGAACTGCAACAAGATGAAAGCACCGCACGAGAAGAGCAAAGCCACACACTCACTTTCAGTTCCCAAGCCACGATGAAGAAAACTTGGAGGGGCTTAGATGTTTATCCACCCATTGACGATGACTTGAAGTTAGTTCACACATCACAGGGCGAGTTCACTCTTGCTCGTTACATTGACGAGATGTGGATTGACGAACATACCAACAGGTTGCTTGAGGTCGTGTACTGGATGCCTATACCAATTCTACCGAATGAATGAGAGTAATTCAGTCAGGACATATCGGTGATTTAATCTATTCCCTTTCTGCAACAAAGAGAGCATCCGAGTTGCACGGAGAAAAGATTGATTTTCACATCGGATTTCG